GTGCTATCGTGCTACACCTATGAGAGCTATTGGACAACAAGATGAAGAGCAAACGCATAGGCCTCGCAGCACGTTGTATGATGAAGGAGGGATGCGGATGACGAGATGATTGGACAAGATGTTAATGTGATGAATTGCTAAGGGTTTGCCTTGCTGAATGTTTGGGTGTGTTGCAGATTAGAGGGTTGACAATATAACTGGGTGGTGTCTCTTATCGTGAAGCTCCTCAAACACTTCAGACCATTAAGGTTGAAACAGCCATAAGCATATATACTCTCCCCACCTATATACCCACGAGGTGTGAAAAAACATGACAAGCGAAAATAAACCCAAAGAAAGTGAGCAGGAAGCAGAGCATAATGGCGCAGAAGTGGTTTGGGATGAACCATTGTGCCCCAAGTGTGATGAGACAGTCCTTAAGACGTTCAATCTGGAAGGGACGTTTGTTGACAAGGTCTTTGACATATCCTTCAAGTGCGAAAAGTGTGGACACGAGTTCAAGCAGTGGTTCATCATTCGCAGCGTGGAGAAGCCTGGAACAGAGACCTATGGTGGATGCGTTGAAGAGGCCGGAATACTCTATTATGCCTCGAAAGATGAAAGAGCCTCATACATAGCCCAAAAGGCAGTGGCCACGAGAAAGGCCAACCAAAGGAAGGCAGCGAGGGAGGCCAAAGAAGAAGCAGCCAAAGCTGAGGTGAGAGCATCAACAGTTCTCGAAGCCATCAACAAAGAGCTGAAGGGGATTGCATACAGACCCCTTGAGCAATGGAATATGAGTGGTGCGACCAAGAGAGACTTGAACGCAATCAAGGACATAGTGGACAACGTGTTGATACCCGCACTGGAGGCCTAACTATGACCAACACAGAAATAACCCCCAAAGACATTGCGAGGATAAGCTTGGAAGAAGTGAACAGGATAGCCAAGAAGCACAACTTGAGCAAGAAGGATACCGTGGACTTGGGCATGTACTTCATGATAGCTTATGAACACGAGCACAGGGAGATACCCCCATCGAGAGGGATGCCCAAACGCCAAACCAAGATAGATGCTGACAGCCAAATCCCTCCACGACTCGTTCACGAAATCCGAGTGGACAAAGAAGAGGTTGTGGTGTTCTTGGAGAGCGGCAAAATCAAATACTACACATTCAGCTCGGAGGTGAAAGCATGAGCCTCCAATCTATGACAGAGACCGAAGCCGAAGCATTTTGCCAGGCCTGCGGGATGCTCAAGAAGCCGATGAAGCACGGCAAGGACATTGTCATGGTCTGCAAGAATCCCGAATGCCACAAGCGCAAGGACTGGGACAAGCTCTTAGCAGAGATGGGACGCAAAGCAATCGAACAACCACCAGAAGAGGAGGTGGAAGCGTGAGCCTGAAGAAGCGCAACAAGAGAGTCCAGGCAATTCCACTGGTCAAGTGCACCTGCGACAATGGACGCACAGACAAAGGCAAGGTGGGTTGCATTCCAGACCCAAGCTGCCCAATCCACAGGAGGCGATGAGATGACACAATTCAAGGACTTGACTGATGATTTGAAGAGCAGGATTGAAGCTGCTGTTGAAAAAGAGATACCAGACCACGTCATTGACAGTCTCAAAGCTCACCCAGGCACAAGGGCTATTCACGATTTCTACTCAGGATGGTGGTTTGAACCTATCAGAAAAGAGGGAGAATTAAGAAATGTCTTTGAGTTATATAAGCCAGGCATGGAGTCTCAATACACGCATGAGAATGTCACAGATGCTTATCTCATAGGCTACGTTGATGAAAAAGGTGTTCACCCAGGCATTCTATCTCTGGACAGAGACATAGTGATGTTTGTGGACTTCCTTACAATGAGCCACATCTTTGAATTAACCAATCATGAAGTGAACAAGAAATATGCCAATGGTCAAGTCCTCAAATACAACAGACAAGCCAACATTAGAGTCATTTTCAACGGTTGGGAATCTCCTGAAGTGATAGAAACTCTTATGACTGACTCAAAATTCACAACCTTCAGAGCTGAGATTGAAACTGAGGGAGTGCTGAATGAATCTCATGTTGTGACCAACATACACGAAGAAGAGAAGCTTGGAGATTTAGAAACAGAGAAGGAGGCCTAAACATGCCTGAGAACAACGTCATCAATATCAGACTCGTGATGGCCGAGCACACTGAACTCAACATATCTCCAGAAGCCATTGACGAGATGAGGGAGTTCATCACGCATTACATCATTGCTAAGGCCACAGAGCTGGAGTATTTGGCAAAGGAGGGATATGACAACAGGACTCCAGGCAAGCAGGGTGACAAGATGCGTACCATCAAGAAGCGGCACTTCAGGTATGGAGAGATGGACAACACCCAAGGCATTCCTCAGCTCGAAGCAGCAGTGAAGAGGCTCATGACGAAGAAGTGCGACAACTGTTCAGAGGCTCTGGAAGTTCTGAAGCTCAATCAGCTATTCATCGAGGCTATTGAAACACAGTTCCCTGACCTGGCATCAGATGAGAGAGTGGACATGCTCGGCAACACAAACAAATCCTTGCTCAAGAAGATGGGAGAGATGGAGGTGGACTTATGACCACGTTCAAGTGTCCAGAAGATGACTGCGAATACTCCTTTGACTATGACGATAAGGATGAGTATAGTGCTGAGCTTGCCAACACCAAGATTACACAACACAAGAGGACTCACATGCCTCCAATCGACATCAGAGGGTGGAAGTTCACGCCATATGAGAATGCTCAGGTGGGCACCATTAACATTTTTGGCCACATAGGCAAAGCAACTTTGGAGTCCAAAGGACAGTCAGTTGAACTCGAATGGGGATGGTCAAAGCAAGGGATAGGCATATCAGTACACAACATCGGAGACTTTGACATCAAGTGGGATGACCTCTTTGACCAAATGGAACCAGCTCTGGTGAAGGCTCTTGGAGGGAACGTTTGCCAAGTCTGCAACGGGATAGACTTTGAGAAAGCATATGTGGACAATGAGAAGCTTATCAAGTGCAAGGACTGCGGCAACGTCCAAGAAACCGCACAGCTTCCAGATGAAGAGCCACCTTGCAACTGCGGCAAAAAGTGCGAGCACAGAGAGAAGCTTGAGACAGGCGGGTGGACGTGCAACAACGATGTCTGCCAACCTCCTGATTGGAATGGATTTGTTGAGAAGGTGATATGATGAGCACCACAAGAGATGAATGGGTCAAGGTCGTCAAAAGCCCTGGCGGTGTCGGCACAGCTATGCGGATGGATTGGCTCACTGAGGGCTGTCCTATGTGCGGTTGCAAAGATTGGCAGGTCACATCGGATGGATGGGCATATTGTGAAGGCTGTCATGAGGGCATTCCCACAGAGTCTCCATGGACACTCGGAGGTTGCACACTCTCATATCTGACTCCTGAAGGTATCTACACCTTTGACCAATATCTGGACTTGAAGAAGATGAGAGAAGAAGGTGGTGGCGGCATCTGTTCAATTTGTGGTGATACCTTCGAGGGATTTGGCAACAACGCAGACCCTATCAACAATGGCCGATGCTGCGATGACTGCAACGTCAATCACGTTGTCGCTGTCAGATTCAAGATAATGAAGGTGAGGGATGCGATGAGGAAGAAGGAGGAAGAAGATAAATGAGTGAGCCAGAAGCAGAGCCAGTGAAGAGCCAAATCATCAATTGCCACCACTGCGAGGAGGACATTGACACAAAGGGATACTTGATTGACTCGTGTCCTCATTGTGGGGCTGCCAATCTATGCACCAACTGCGGAGGGAAGCTTGAGGAGGATGACTATAATGGCGCATATGAGTCCAGAGGAGAGTTTCATGGTGCTCCCTGCTCCGAGCTTATGTGCCTTGGCTACACCTGTCCCCATTGTGGAGAGAAGGTGGTGTATTAGTGGGCAAATTAACTGACCAGTGCCCGCAGTGCCTCAAGAATACCATTGAGACCGAAGTGCTGCCGGATAGGCACGGCAAGAAGCCAGAGAAGGGGGATAATGTCATTGATGTCTGCGGGAATTGCGGATGGCGCAGTGAGGCTACATATGTGGGCACGAAGAAGGCCAATGAGAGTGCGTGGCACTATAATGTCACAGGCAAGAGAAGCCACAAGGCTATCATCCAACTCCGCAAAAAGGAGAAGCCCAACAAACGCAAGAGGCCAAGAGGAGTTCACAAACTATGAGCTGGACAAGTCCTTGCCCTGTTTGTGGATGGCAAGCAGCGCTGTACTTTGGAGAGTGGCAGCTCTGTGGACACCAGCAGAGTGAAGCCAGTCAAGGATGACGATTGATTTTTCACACCAACGGGCAGGAGGATTTGTCACCCTTCTGCCCAAATTTATTGAACATTAAATCTTAGAGGAAAAATATAAATAGTTTTCCCACCCTTAGTAATACGATGGGAAAGAATATTTGCTTCGTTTGTAAAAAGACATTTCCTGATGCAGACGTTGTCAGGAATGACAGAGGAGAACAGATAACTGAGCTGTGTTCTTCGTGTAATCTTATAAGATTTTTCACTAATGATGACAAAGAAGTCAAATACAGGAAGTATTATGTCACCCTTGAGACATTCATAAAGAAGCACGCTGACAAGTTCTATGACGAGACAATTCATGGGAGGCAAGTTGCTCAATTAGCTCGGTGCGAAGTCCAGGTGGAGCATTATGAGAGGATGATTGGCAACAACAGAGAGACCAACAGTGATGTTCATAAGCTCCTCCAGAATGAGAGGGTGCACCTGAGAGCTATGTACAACATTCTCCAAGCAAGCGTTCAATCCCTTCGAGGAGACAAGAAAGTGCATGAACATGACCTTCCCAAAGACTTCAAGGCATTATTGGCTCAAGGACTCTTAAAGGCGGTTGAAGCGGATGGCAAAACAGGATGATGAGGAAGCACCCAAGAGAGTGCCATTCAATATCTATCTCCAAAACACAAAGGGAGAGCAGGTCAAGAGAGGAATGGCTGTGTTCAGTAATGGTCACGAGAAGAGGACAAAGATAACATGAATATTGACAAGGGCAATATCGACAGTTATGTGAATAAGCTGGAGAAGGATTTTGGATTATATGCGAGGCAGATGTTGAAGTTTGAACCTTCTCCGAAACAGATGAAGATTGTTCATAAATTCGAGACTGAGGAGCACGTGCAAGGCATCTTCAATCGGCAAGGTGGCAAATCCACAATCATGGGAGCCTATGACGCATGGAAGCTTCCCTTTGGAGACGATGATGACATCATCTATCTCTTTGCCCCGATACTTGACCAGACAAACATCATTGCCGGCAAGCTCCGACAGTTCATCAAGAGCAACGATTTGATTATGTCCTTCATGGATGAATTTTCTAAGCACCACATTACCACAATTGGGGGTGCTCAGTTCCATGCCCATTCGGCTTCTGAACAATCCCATATCCGTGGTCATTCTCCCACCATCATTCAGATTGACGAAAGCCAGGATATTGCTGACTTCAAGTATTATGAGGACATACTACCATCTGGCAGCTCGACAGGTGCTAAAATCCAAGAGATAGGCACAACGAGAGGCCGCAATCATTTCTATCGCAACAGCCAGAATCCGAAGATTGTCAAAGTGTACCAGCACTGGAAGGAATGCCCATTCACTTCGGAGAAGTACATCTTGAGAATGATGAAAATCACACCCAAGCATAAGTTTGAGATGGAGTACTGCAACAAGTTTGACGTTGATTATGGCATGGCCTTTCCGTTTGACCTCCTATCCTTGGCATTCAGCATAGAGCCTGATTTGCAGAATGAGCCAGACCCGCAAGGTGAGTTCTTTGCTGGATTGGACTTTGGAAAGCATGAAGACCCGACAGTGTGTGCAATCATTCAGAGGAAGATGCAGGATAATGGGTGGCATTATTATCAAGTTGATAGGGAGGAGTGGATTGGCTCTGATTATGATGAGATAATGGCAGATGTTGGTGATGATTATTTTGACAAATACAAGCCAGAGAATGCTTTGGGCGATAAGACTGGTGTTGGGGAGGGTGTCATTGATATGTTTCCCGATGCGTATGGATTGGATGCTCAAGACCTGACCAATGATGACAAGGAGTATCTGGCTGATATGATGAACATCTTGCTTGAACAACAGAGAGTACATCTGTGGGATGAATGGCGCCAGAGAGAGGAGCTTGAACACTGGCAAAGAGATAAGCTGCCTGGTGGGTCATATCGCTATCATCATCCAACAGGTGAACATGACGATATGGTGATAGCAATACTGTTGGCTTTGAAGGCAGCAGAGGATGGCCCAGCAAAGGTGAATTATAAAGCCACAGGAGAGACCAAGATTGGGACTATTAGTGGACAACGAAATTCCATGTTTGAAGAGAGAAGACCTTTGGACATACTAAGGCGATGAATCTTTAATGCCCAAACAACCTTAATGAAAAAGTGGGTTAGAGGGTGCGAAACGTTTTTATATGAGCGTTGATATTTTTATATATTAATGGCGATTAAGAAAGCTGCTGCTGCTTTACAAGATGAAGAGGATAAGGATTTGAAATATCCAAAAGGGGAGTCAGCATTTTACAAGAACAAATTCATGGACAAAATCCTTGATAGCGTTGGTGAATATGAAGTGGAGTCAAGAGACCCTGCAACATACCGCAAAATGAAGGATGATGATGCTCAAGTCTCTTCCAGTTTTGAAATCCTCGTCATAGCCACTCTTGCCAAAGGATTTGAAATCAATTATCATGGCACGGATATAAAGAAAGGCGATGAGATGGTGAAATTCCTTGAACGCATGTACAGCGAAATCAACACAACTCTTGAGTACAGAGGAGGCTTCACATATGCTCAGCGTGAGATGATGTCATCTCTCTGGGCAGGATTTCACGTCCAAGAGGTTGTATGGTATTACAACGAGCAGTTAAAGAAAGTAATGGTCAAGAAGCTCAAGCCCATGCCTCCTGAAACAGTGGATTTCCTCACAGATGGCAAAGGCAACCTTAAGGGAGTGTACCAAGAGTATTTTGTGAGTGAAGTAGCCCAGAGTGCGTCAGATGAGGAGAAGACATATGGCGTCAAGATACCGCTTGAGAGAAGTTTGATTTTGACCTATAAGAAGGAGGGCAGCTCATACAGAGGCAGGTCAGACTTTGACCCCATCTACAAATATTGGTACATGAAGGATTTCATTTTGAAGTTTTGGAGCATCTTCACTGAGAGATATGGTGCTCCATTCCTCTTCGGGCTGACAAAGAAGCGCAGGATGGCGCAGTTCACAGAAGCCCTCAAGAATATCATGACAAGGACTGAGCTTGTGGGAATAAACAATGAGGATGACCTCAAAGTCCTTGAGACTTCCCACGATGGTAATCATTTCCAGAACTTCATCGAATATTGTGACATGCAAATCACCAAGGGAATGCTCGTGCCCAATCTGATTTTGGACTCTGGAAGAGCTGGCTCAGGCTCTCTCGGTGAGACTCATATGCAACCACTTGAGTGGCGCATCCATTCCATTCAACGACAGCTTGAAGACATCTGGAACTTGCTCAATAAATGGGCAATAGACCTGAACTTCAAAGATGTTGATTCATATCCAACCTTCAATTATAAACCTCTGACAGAGATTGACAGGAGAATGATGGCGCAGACTCTTGATTTGCTCATCAAGAACAACGTTGTCCATCCTGTTGAGAAGTGGGTCAGAGAAATGGCCAAGTTGCCAGATGCTGAACCCGAAATAATTGAGGACTTAAAAAAGGCCTGGGAGGCAAAGTCAACACAATCAGCTTTCTCGCCAGAAGCAGAAGTGTCACCATGGGCAGGTGATAATCGTGGCAAGTCTCCCTCAGCCTTACAATTGGCTGAAAGGATTAAGAAGAGGCCTATCAGCCTTAAGCTCAATAGCCCAGAAATACTGCTGGCTTTAGTGCAGAAGCTGGATAAGCAAGAGGCCAAGTTGGCCAAAAAATTAGAGCCACGCATAGACAAGCTCATCAACGCTTGGGTGAACAAGGTTGAGCATGAGGCAAAGGTGGAGCTATCTGATGAAAACATGACTCTCCAAGGGTATCCGACATGGATTGATAGCTTGACACCGATTCAAGACCCGAAGCTCAATGTCATCTTTGCTGATTGGTATGATGATGCCATGCTTGATTCAGTTCTCCAGACTGAGAATGAGTTGGTGTCCATAGGCATGAAACCAAGCTTCACAGTGAAGACCAAAGTGGGCAGGATGAAGTGGATTGAAGAGAATTTGACAGGCCTCCGAGATGGCAGCCAGGCAATGGGGCAATTTGGAGCCAATAAGATACCAATTGAGATGTATGAATTTGTTCAGCCCTACCTCAAGGAATCATATGAAGCCGGATTGCAGCCAAATGCCATAGTGGAGGGGTTGAAGGAGAGATTGGGCAATCATTACTCAGACCACTACTTGAGGAATGTTGCGAGGACAAATATGACTGCCTCTATCAACTCTTCAAGGCTCTCTCTCTATCAGAAGAGAAGCGATTTTGTCAAGGGTGTTGAGTTCCAAGCAATCCTTGATGACCGCACAACCCCGATATGTGAGGAATTGGATGGCAAGACATTCGCACTTAATGACCCTGCACTTCAATCCAACACTCCCCCATTACATTATCAGTGCCGTTCAATCTTATCAGCTATCACAGTGTTGGATATTCCCACAGGTGAGAGCTTTATACCATCATACAACCCAGATGACATCGGTGCATCTGTTCAAGAAGGATTTGGGGGTGTGCTCACTGCACTCGCATAGGGGGTATCATTGTGCCTTGGGATAGCATTGAAAACGTGCCAGAGAATGTAAAGACTCACCAGGACGTGCCACTGACCTTAGAGCAGGCTAACAAATGGGCAGAGATATTTGATGCACTGGAAGGGCAAGAGGGGATTGATGACCCAGCAGCTGTTGCCTGGAGTACCTGGATGAAACTGTACAAGAAGAATGATGATGGTACTGCTTGGGTGAAGATTGAAGAATCAAGTTTATCAAATGATGTGAAAGAGACTGGAGGAAGCGATATGGCTACAACATTTGGCGCAGAGATAATTCAGCAGATATTGGATAAGCACGCACCAGAGGCAGGAGAGCCGAAGGTGTTTGTTGCTTTCGTGAAAGATAACTGGGATGGAGGCTGGCGATTCAGCCAGACATTCTTAATGGACACTCTATCAGAGGAAGTCTTGGCAAAAGCTCTCTATGAAGGAGAGTGGAGAATGTATGAGGCCAAGCCTGAGATAGCAGAGGATTTGGACAACCTCAGAGGCTTCATTGCGGAGATGCCCGAAGGTGGCTTGTCTTTTGTTGTCAAGCGGGTAGTTGAGTCTGCTGAGTTTTCCGAAGGTGGCACCACTAAGGACATATTGACCATGATGAAAGAGAAGCTATCTGACGGCAAAGAAGTGTCTGGGTGCTGTGGAGCAGCTGAACTTCGAGAAGCCACAGAAGATGACCTGACAAACTTTGCTGCGGCAGGAGTCAAAGACCTGCCAGAGAAGGGTGCTGAAGTATTGATTATCAAGGGTCTGGCCATAGCAAAGGGGACTTGGAAGGGTTGGATTTTTGAAGAAGATGCACTGAAGGAGAGTGCTGAGAGGATACTCAGCGTGAGGATAGATGTTGAGCACGCAGACACGAAGTGGGAAGATGTCATGGGCTTCATTTTCAAACAAGGATGGGATGAAGAACGTGGCGGCATTACTGTTGAAGGCCTAATCTTTGATGAGAGGGTCATTACTTGGTACAAAGAGAACACAGAGGCCAAGCTTGGCCTGTCTGTGAGACTTAATCCAGACACCATAAAATTCGAGAAGAAGGATGAAGGAAGCCTTTTGACTTTCATAGATTACTTAGGAATGGCCTTGACCATGAATCCAGCATGCAAGGTATGTTTCCTTGATGACGCTTCTTGTGTATCACTATCTGATGCCGAGAGACAAGACGATGGAGAAATCCAAATGGCAGACCCAAAGGAAAAACCGGAGGAAGGGGCAGGAACACCGCCCCAACCTGAAGAGCCTGAGCCCTCTTCGCCAGCTGCCAAACCTGGTGAAGAGGAAGCCGCAGACGACAACCTCAGCGACAAGCTGAAGTTGTCCGAGCAGACAAATGAGAAGCTCACAGCCGAGAAGGATGAGCTTACTCAGAGGTTGAGTGACGCTGAATCCCAGCTGAAGCTCAACACAGCCGAGCTTGAAAAGAATAGGGAAGCGGCAAGGCTGAAGGACATCGAGGGTTTGGTTGATGAGTCCATACGACTTGGTACTCACAAACCCGCAGACAGGGATGACATCATCCAGTTCGCCAATGACCTCCCCGACTTAGAGAAGGTCAAGAGCTTTTTAACTCTCTCCACTGGCAAGGTCTGGTCTGACGAAGAGTCAGAGGCAGAAGAGGAAGAGAAGGACGAGAAGCTGTCAGCTGAGCCTGGACACACCGTCATCACGTAATGGAGGGATAAAAGATGGCAGAATCAATAGCAACTGGTGTAAAAGACCAGAATATAAGAGGAGCGGCAGTCATTAACTCTGGGGAGACCGGAACTGTTGTCGATGGGTTAGCCATGCAAATGGAAACCGATGGCACAGTGAAAATCTTCGCAGGCGGTGAATACTGTGGTGTGGCACGTATCTTGGTTGGTACAGCTGCGGGTGTGGCTTCTGCGGTAGCAGGGGACACCATAGGCTTGGAGCACTGGGGTGTTCGTGAAGTCTATGATAGCGAGGACGATACTTTGGCATTGGGTGAACCACTCATGCCAATGGGGACAGCAGGGAAATACAGGAAGTGGGTAATAGGCAGCGGTGTGCCACTACTTGCTGGATACCTTGAGAGGACAAAAGATGCAGACAAAAAAATCCTCATGCGCATCATAGGGGGTCGCTAAGATGGTTCTTAACGACAACAAATACTATGAGGGCGTGTTCGTCAACCCCAACGCAATAGACCTTCGCACCAAGAAGTACCTGGCAAAGCTCGTGCGCAACGTGCTGAAGCAGGCGGGGGAGACCTCGATTGCACCCAATCTCTTCGTGAACAATCCTCTTGATGCCAAGATGGGGCTCAATGGGAAGTTCTATGACTGGGGCCAGCTCGTGGCAAGACTGAAACCCGATGGAGTGCCATCTGGTCTTCAGAACGTCCTGCCTTCCACTCACGATTATGTCTTGGACAGATATGAGGTGAAAGTGGGCATCACTGATGACGCAAAGATTAATGCTCAGATGACAGCTCAGAATCTTCTCACTGAGGGCGATGCTGCGAGGGCTTTCAAGAGAGCCTTTGACGCACAGGCCTTCAATCATGCCAAGGCAGACATGAACACAACCAGTGGGACTGATTGGAGTTCAGCCACTGATGCTCAGGTGTTGGTTGAGCTGGACACGATGATTGGTGAGATTGACGATGGTCAATTTGACCCCAACGCAATGGTGCTCACAAGAAAGCAGAGGAGCAGGATTTCCAAGATTGGGTTGTCCTATGCTAACCCGCTGACAGCAGAGCAAATCATCCAGAAGACCTGGCCTGACATCAAGAAGGTTTATGTCTGGAAGAAGATAATGATTGAAAAGCCGGATGGGTCTGATGAGACTCTGTTTGACCCAACTGGATATGCATTTGCAATCGACACGAAAGCTTGCGGTGTGTACACCCAGAGGCCGACAACCATTGAGACAAAGAGGGACGTGGATGCTGGTGTTGACTTCGCATTTGTCAGAAAATACTTCAAGACTGACATAGTGCAACCGAAGGCAGCCCACATGCTTGACAGCCTGGTGATTTAAAGGGGCAATGCCCCTTTTCCTTTTTTATTTGGAGGTGAATGGAATGGAAATACCAAAACCTGATGACGTTGAAGGAATACCAAATCTGGACTATCCAGTGATGAAAGACCTGGCCAAAGAAATCAACAAAAAGTATGGCGCAGGTATCAAGCTCAATCTCAGTAAGACAAAGCTTGCCAATGCTATCCAAAAGGCAGTATTGCAACATGTGAAGCCAGCTCCGCCAGCTTCTGAGGCAAAGCCCGAAGAAAAACCAGAAGCAGAGCCTGAGCCCAAACCTGAGGCAAAGCCCGAAGAGAAGCCTGAGCCCAAGCCGAAGAAGAATGTGCCATTATACGTTTCCCATGTCAAGTATCGAGACTTGGAAAGCGGATGGTCATTCAACCCAAGGTATGAGACCAAGGGCAAACCAATCGAGAAGATGACCGCAGGAATCAAGAATGCCATCAATGACGGCAAAATAACGCTGGTCACAAGGGTGGAGGAGTAAACATGTTTATTGACCCGACACTCACTGTGGAAGATTCAGCACAAAAGCTGTTCATTGCTTGTGCCATAAACGCTGCAGATGGAAAGCCCTACCCCTTGGTGGTTGACCCAACCACAGGTGAGCTTCGGGTCAATGCCGAATTTACAGGTGAAGTCAAAGTTGAACTGACTGGTGAAGGAGTGACTGGCGACAATGTGCGCTTGTTCTATTGCAGCATTGTTGGAGCTGTGGTACTCACTGGTGCCGGACTGGACGATTTTGATGTCCTTGGCAGGTATCTCGGAACAACCAAAGTTGACCTGAGAGTGAAGATTGACGCAACAGGGACTCCTGACACTTTCACTTGGTCAAAGGACGGTGGAGGCTCATGGGAAGCTACTGGTGTACCAATCACTGGTGAAGAGCAAGTTTTGGAAGAGGGATTGACTATAATCTTTGCCGCAACCACAGGACACACTTTGAATGACTACTGGGACTGTGAAGTGAAACCTGGATTCATGATAAATCCGAGGCTCGAAGATGGTCATGGCTCAGAAAGTGGTGACCCCTCCCACACAAGTGAGGCAAATTCAGCAGCCATCCTTTCAGATACCACTGGAATGCTTGCCAACATAATATCTATCCTTGCTGACACCACAGCAATCTTATCCGATACCACGGGAATTTTGGCCGATAGCGGAGACATAAAGACTGCCGTTGAACTGATTGATGATGCTATTGCGACAGTTGGTGCTGCCAAAGTTGCGAAGGCAATCCAGATAGCTGGTCAGGATGGAACCAACGCAGTGGTGTTGAAAGTAGATAGCGATGGCAGACTTGAGGTGCTGAACACAGATGGGACAACAATTGCTGAAGTGGATGCGACACTCAAAGCATTGAAAGTGGACGTCAAAACCCCTCTGTCTGGATATAGCGGTGGCGATGATGCTTATTATTTCTTGCTCAAAACTGACCAAACTCTTCCAAGTGTCATTTTGAGCGGCAATGATACAGTGACCACAGCAGGAGTGGCTGAACAACTGAACAGCGGCACACCTTTGGCTCTCAAGAGGGGAGTTGGCATTCAAGCTCTGATAACCAACACGGGCAAGGTCTATGTTGGAGGCTCGAATGTGGACAATGCCAATGGAGAGGAGCTGACCAAGGGACAGGACATTTACATTGAGACCGATGATGTGTCAAACGTCTATATTGATGTGAGTGTGAATGGTGAAGGCGTGAAGTGGACAGGGAGTTGATGACGTGGGAAAGATTCAACACAGACGCACTCATGACATAGCAGATGCCGATGACCACGAAGGAGATATATATGACGGTCTGATTAACACATCTTCTCCTTTGACCAATGCAAACCCTCCGATACCTGATGGTGAGAAGGGTGCCGCAAATGGAGTTGCTGAACTTGATAGTGGTGGGAAGGTGCCAACGGGGCAACTTCCTGTCTCTGTGACTGGTGCGGTGTTCTATAAAGGCACTTGGGATGCCACTGGTAATACTCCAACATTATCGGATAGTGGTGGAGGAGGACAGCAAGGAGACTACTATGTTGTGGGAACTGCTGGAAGCACCCCCATAGATGGGATTTCAGATTGGAAGCTTGGAGATTGGATACTCAATAATGGCTCTGTCTGGGAGAAAGTGGACAACACTCAAGACCCACATGCTTTCGGTGGAGCTATGCATCAACCTGACACGAAAGCTAATGTGAACGCCAAAGTCTCAGATGCAGATTTTGAGGATAAGACAGTTCTTGAGACCACCATGGACTCGAAGATAACAACACACAAGGGAGATGCGGCAGCCCATCATTCAAAGACATCAAGTGTGGGAGAGCTTTCTGACCACAACAAAGCCACACACGATGCTCTCAACATTGATGCCGATACCGTTGATGGTGAACATGTCTCGGATTTGGAAACAACCATGGACAGCAAAGATGCAGCAGCCATTGGTACTCACGCAGGGATTCCAGCAGCACATCACGCCAAGTACACAGATGGTGAAGCAGAAACCACAGTCAAGACCAACGTGGAAGTGGGAGACCTCAAGACCCCAACGAAAGCTCTGAGCATGAATGGTCAAAAGGTTGATGGATTGCCTTCTGCTTCTGGTTCTGGCGAGGCTGTGAGATGGGATGAGTTCATTGCTTTGCAGGCTGGAATCATCAGAAAGAAAACAGTCATAGATTATGTTGATTGTACAGCAGCTCCTCCGACAGAAGTCACAGATGATAGATACATTCTTGATTTCACTGGAGGGACAGTCCATGCCGATTGGGATGGTGCTGCCAAAGGAGATATTGTGGAGTTTGGTGGGAGCACTTGGGCTGCCGAGACTCCAGAAGAAGGATGGGAAGCTCTTATTGATGCTGAAAATCATGACAGAATGTACATTGATGATGGTGTTCCTGATTGGGAAATCAGGCCTGTTGCTGTGACTGCTCATGGAGATTTAACTGGGGTGACAGCTGCCCAGCATCACGCAAAGTATCTGGACAGTGAAGCTGTGTCAGCCATGGGAGTGAAGGGTGCTGGAAATCCTTTGAACCACGATAGACCAGTTCAAGCAACAGAGAGTGTTGTTGGGATTGCTGAGATAGCAACCCAAGTGGAAACTGATGCTGGAACAGATGACGCAAAGATTGTCACCCCCAAAAAACTGGCAGGATGCCCATCATTAATCTTTGGCACACAACTCAATTCAGGAGAAAGTCTTGGTGAGTCTACATTCACAGGTAGCACTGCTTGGCAGACCAAGCTCTCACTCATTATGGGAGCCTTGCCTGCTGGTGATTACTTCGTTGAGTGGGCATGTAATCTTGGCTCAGATAGTACTGGAGATGAGATGGACGTTGTTGTCGAGGAGGACAACGGTGGAACGGCTGGTGCTGGAGTTGAAAGAGACATAGGACAACTGATTGCGTTCAAACTCTACACCAACGGACACTATCCAAAGCAAAGTGGTTTTTTCAGGACTACTCTGACAGCTGCTGCTCATCGGTTTGATATAATATTCAGAACAATGAATGGTGGAAAGACCGTGGCAATCAAAAATGGAAGAATAGCACTATGGAGGCTGAGTTAATGGCAACCACATATGATTACGATAAAAGCCCTGTAAACATCCAAAAGCTGAAGCTTGAGATATTGGAGGATGAAACCATTGTAAAGACATTGAATGAAATCACATACAATGTCGGTGAAGAGCCAAATGACCTACACATAACCTTCAATTCAGCTCTGGATGGAGGAGAGGAGACTGCGTTGGATTCTCTTGTCGCTGCGCATGATGGAAATCCTCCAACTCTTTACAGCAGATATTGTAGGTGCTGTGGCAGTTATCTCGAAATACCAGGGATAGTTGTGCCCACAACATGTCCTTGCTGTGACATGATGGGTTGCTTAACAGACACAGCCGACATGGCAGAAGTATTCATGAGACTATTGATTGCGAAACAGGATGCCGAGCCTACAATTGCCAAAGATGATACAGGTTGCATCTGGATTGACACAAACGATTCTGACAGGGTCTATCTTGTATTCAGGAGAGGAGAAGCAGACCAGGTCAAGATTGAATTAACCTAATAAGAACATGGAGTTGAGGAAATAACATGGAATGTCCAAAAGATGGAACGGAAATGACTGATTTGGGTATGACAAACCCATGGGGAGATACAGACCCCGTACCAACACATTACTATAAATGCTCATCATGTGGACAAATTGATGGGGTGGTGGAGTAATGCCTGGCTTCTCTGAAGATTTCAATACAAACCCCACGGCAAGGGGCTGGCATCACGAAGGTTCAGCATCACCAGCTTATCTTAATTGGAGTGCGATAGAACTGGCCATTGGTGGTAGGTTTGACCGTGAATTAAATCTAAGTGATAGGTATGTCAAGGCCGTATCTGGACTGACTCAAAACGATACTTTTGAGTGGAAAGGAGATATAGAAGTCCAGGTTGTGAACGCAGGAGCTGATTATGGACGTCAACAGTTCGGTCTTGCAAATTCGAGTTTTCTTGATTCTAATGGTCTAAAAAACAAGGTTGTATTACAATTATATCGTAAGGGTCTTCATCAACTGAGTTGGTATGCTCAAGTGATGGATAAGGATGGGAACACTTATACTTCAGCGACATCAACTGTTTTTATTTTTGATACTCCAATCAACACTACAAACTGGTACTTTGAATACAAGTATGATGGCACAACAAAAACTCTCACAATAGACATATTCGATGGCGGTCATGTCTACATTGAAACAGTCAGCGTCACAATACCAGGCGGTGCGGAATTTGCAGTCAACGAAATTGGAGTATTCAATGCTGAAGTTGCAGGAACGCATTGGCAAAAGGCATGGCTGGATAACCTGACATGGATTCCTCCCCCACCAATAGGCAGACCATTCTTTCAGGGGAGGCCTTGAGATGCCAGATGAGATGAATGCCAAATGGCTTGCTGAACAAGTCATACTCCCAAAGCTGAATAGTATTGAGGATAAGATTGACAAACAGAACACGGCAATCTGGGAAGAGCTGAGCAAACAGAACACATGCATGACCAAAATAAAGGTTGGTGTAGCAGAACTGAAAATCAAATGCAAGAACATATCTGGAAGCTTGAAGAATTTGAAGGCAAGTTTCAGTGAACACATCAAAGATAAGTCCTCACACTTCAATCCTCACTTTAATGAAACAACCAAGGAGAGAGTTTGGAGGAAGAGGGCTGAGATTGGTGTCATACTTGGTGGCAGTGGTGGAGAGTTAGGATTGATTCTCTTCATAGCCAAAACGATGGGGTGGATAGATTGAGTAATGAGAGCTGGGAGATTGATGAGGACTTCGCAACAGACCCCACAGCAAGGGGCTGGGCAAAGACTGGCACAGCCTTAGACTGGGACAATAGCAAGGAGGCCATAGGGGGAGAATTTGAGACCGCTGGACAGCCCTCATACTACAAAGGCATCACGTCAAAGACTCTCGATGACATAATTGAGAGCATATTCATAATCAATATCGAGAAGGAAGTGAATGATGGGCAAGGGTTCATCGGCTTCCTCAATTCAGCAGCTTATCC